ACAGGGGTTGGGGTTGGGGTTGGGGTTGGGGTTGGTGTCGTATCATCGCCCGTTGGATCATCGCCCGTTGTATCAGCAGCCTCTGCTTCTTCCTTAGAACCATAAACAATACCTGCCTTTTTTGCTTGTTCAGCGTTATTAAAAGTTAAAGCTCTAAATAATCCTGTATCTGGATCAGTAAAACCTACTGTAGGTCCTCTTGAATATAACTTTTGTGAATATATTTTGTAATTTGGGTGATTTGGATTACCTGCTACATCTTCGCTATTAAAAGCCCAAGCTTCTAAATCTTTATCTCCACGTGTACCAAAATTTATTAAGGTATTTCCTGCTTCATCTTTTTGATAAACAAGATAATCACGATAAGCTTTAACTGCTCTATTACGAGCTATCTCTTCATTACTTTCTCTACCAAAAGGACTTGTGGTGTCAATAATACCTCGAACAGCTTGTTGGTCTGCAAAGGTTAAATCATTAAACGCAGCCCTTAGAGCTGCATCACCTGGATCTCCTCCTGTAAAGGTAGTTTTTAAATCATCAAAATTTAAAATATTACCATATCCAGTTACATTGTCTTTTAATTTTGTATTTGCTAATGCTTCTGTATAAGCACTTACTTTATCTGGATCAGAGGTATACTCCATTTGACTTGGAGATTGTCCCGAAGATAAAAATTCTCCAACTTTCTTTGCACCTGATACCACGCTATCATATATCTTTTTTAATGGATTACCTCCATTTTCCATGTATACAACCCCACCGTCTTCCATGCTTCTAGCAAAAGGATTTTGTGTGGCGACCATCGAAGGGGAGGCCATTGTAGCAGGCATGGGTTGTGCAACAGGTCTAGCCATAGATTGCGTCTGTGCTTGAACCTGTGGATTAAAAGCCATAGAACCAAAAGGCGCTAAGTTTTGTTTAGCAATATTTTCTTTTTTAGTTGCTAAATTTGCAACGTCAGTAATATTTACTTTACCATCTTGATTAAGATCATATTGTTTCATAAAAGCAGGCGTCATTTTGGTATTACCCACCGATAAATCAAGCGCTTGCTGAACATTAAGACGATCAAAGTTTCTTTGACCCTGCCCTATTGTTTGTGGTTGAGCGGGGGCTGTTGTCGGTAAAGGCTGTCCAATAGGTCTAGCCATTGAAGGTGTTTGAATCTGAGTTTGTTGAGACATGGGAGTGACCATAGGCATATTCATATCAGCAAACTGCATACCCGATGCCTTCATTTGATTTTGATTATTCTGAATAATTTGCTGATCTATCAAACTAATATTACCGTCATTATTAACGTCGTATTGAGACAATAAAGCGGGTGTCTGCTCTACATTACCCACAACCATTTCACTCACCAACTGTGGACTTAAATTACTATATCTAAAAGGATCGTATTGCGACATTAACGGGCCCTCTGCTTCATTATTTCTCGCTCTCTAGCAGCAGCAATTCTTGCTGCCGTTTGTTTTTCCTGACTTTGAACTTTTTCATTAAACTGACGCTGACGTTCTTGAAGTGTTTGCTGATCCAACGCCAACTCTGCTTGATCCTGTTGAGCATCTTGCTGTGACTCCTGAGCCCTAAGTTCTAATTCTTTCTCTTTTAATTGTACCAGAGGATCAGGTCCTTGACCAGACATTTGTTGAGAAAGATCTTTTACGCTCTGTAAGCCCTGTGCCACAAACTGTGCAGTAAGGCCCTCTATGGCAAGCATTTCCTCATCTGTAGCCTGCTGTCCACCCTTTTGTTGTACCTGCTGTAGATAGGCCACCGCTGCTTGCTCTCTAGCCCCGATTTTTACGTGTTCCAGTATGTGCTTTTGTAAGGCAATAGCAACAGGGGGTAAATTGGCAACCATTGGTGTACTGCCGAAAATTAAGTGTGCTTGGATGTGTGCCTGATGATCCTGACCCTCAAACGCTTTCAAGGCTAACCCGTCCATGCTATCAATGTTCTCCTGTGCAGGGTCCGTGGGCTGTGGTTCTTCGTCAGGCATCGCTTTCATAATACGATCAATGTCGCTCACGCCCAACGCTTCGTACATATCCCTGAATATTTCGTGTAGATTGTGTAATTCTGGTGCTTGTGTAGCCAGTTGTAATTTAGTTTGTGCCAGTAAAATACGCTGTGCCTGACTAAATGTATTCGGATTAGAAACAGGAATAACATCCACACGATTATCAAAATCAGACGCCATAATCGTGCTATCCTCACCATAAACAGAATAAGGATATTCCTGTGGTAAAAACTCGCCCATCACACGGGATAGTATTTTAAACTCCATTTTCATAGCGTAGTGCAGTCTTTTATGAACAGCGCTCATTACCCGCGATCCCTGCTCCAACATAGCTATGGTTGTACCAACGGCTGCCTGCTGATTGCCGTCCCCGACTTTCATATCGGTAATCGTTGCAAACCTTTGTCCTGCCTGAACCACAAATCCCAACAGATTAAACAAAGTTCCGTCGGGGCCCTTGAAAGGTAGCGGCATAAGGCTGTCACGAATAGCCCCACCTGGAGCGTCTACATCCCTAAACTCTCCTGGCTGAAGCGGATCTTCATCGTCTCGAATACGTAACCCACGGGCCTTAAAACCCGCAGGGAGGTTAGATAACGTACCCGCGTCGATCAATTGCCTCAGTGCCGCGGTGGCGGTTCGTGACAAGCCACCAATCGTATGAATTAAACCAAGCCCATAAAAACCGAAACCTGGCAAAAACTTGTAATGCACAAAATATTGTATCTTGCGCTTTAACTCATCATCCTCACGATAATTACGACGAATAGACAAAACCTGCCCATTATCTTTTGATATCGACACAACGTAAGGAACTTTAATCCCCGTTGCCTCTCCATCGTCTCCTGTTTCCTCAAAACCCTCTAAATCCAAGTCTGCATGGCACTCCAGTATGGTACAATCGTAGTCAATCTGGGAAGGTTCTGAACCATCAATGCGATCAATCTGTTTTTCGACCGAATTAAGCTCCCCCTGAGCAGGAATAACGTCTACATCCAGATAAAAACCAGAAACCTGCTTTTTTCGTAGCTCATTTAAGGGCATTCTTAAAACTTGTGTAATATTCGGGCACGTTTCCAAGTCAGAAGTCTCGTAAGGCACGACTAATTGCTCCGCAGGCACAAATTTACTGACCGCACGGTCTAAAACCTCGTCAAAATACACCTTTTTGAAGGTACTTCCCGCCAGTGGCAGGTAAAATAGCATCTGATCCATGTCTGGGGTGTAATCTTCCATAACATTCGTCAGATAATAGTTCATAAATTGCTTGACCCGCTCGGCTTGCTCTTGTTTTTCTCTTGTATCCTTGCCTAAAACGGCTGTTCTCACGGGACCACTGGACGGTAATAGCTCATTAAACGCCTGAGCTTGGAATTGTGTGGCAGCCTCTGCCAATAATGGGTGAACAACCCCCGAAGCACCCCTGAAAGGCTCCGTTCTATCCTCATAGCTAAACCCCAAAAGCTCCAAACCATTAGCATAGGTGTCTTCCCACTGCTGACGACTAGCTTTATTGGCATCAAATTCACTTAAAAGTTCACTGGCTACCCTCTGAAGCTCCCTATCGGACAAAATCTCCGCCAGATTTTCACCAAAAGCAGCCTCTGTTGCGTTCATATCCACTGGTTCGAAGTCTACCGTCACACCACCGTCGTCATCAGCCGTGATCTCAATGTCCATATTGTTTGCTTCGCCCTCAAACTGAATAACATTACTTTCTAATGCACCAGGAAGCTCTATTTCCATCTCTGCTTTGAGGTCTTCTTCGTCCATTTGAGACGGAACACCCGTGTCCATCAGGCTTCCAACAGGTTTTTTATCTTCTTCTGCCATTATTTGTTCCTTTTTGCCCTTGATAAAAACCCACCTGTGTCAAAAAACCCACGCTCATCCCTTGGAAAATAGACGTCGGGCCCCGTAGGGGGAGAAATAAACCGTCTTTCGTCAGGGTCTCTATCCATAATTATCTCTAATTGGTCAAATATAGCCCTATCAACCCTTTTTATCAACTCTCTTGGCGGTGCATCAATTCCCGCTTTCTTAAAAATATTAATGCCCACCGCATTATTGCGCTGATCCATCCGCATATCTCTAAGATTACTACCCCCCGTCACAACATCCGTAAATTCTCGTAATTGTGTAAAGGGACCAACCGTTTCAGGTCCATATTCCTGAGCTGCCATAGCAGAAGCAATCATATGTTTTCTTGCATCAGCCAGTTCCTGTGTCGTGGGCAGATCTTCACGGCCTTCAGGACGCGCCATTCTCAAGCTTTCATCCACTTCTCTGTCAAAAGGATTAGGAAACACGCTCATGGGGTCCCCCTCAGCGTCCTCAACAAAAGTTCCATCAGGCCGTTTTAACGGTAATCTCTTTGGATAATTAAAATCCTCGT